CGGCTTCTAAGCCGGGGTCGCAAGGTTATGAGCCTTGGGACCTGAGGGGTTGGTCGTGACCCCCTTGATATGAACTGTCAATCTAGCTTAAAGTCCTAGTGACGCGTCGACCATAACGCTCTGGGGCTATCCCAGATCTGCAAACATGGCATAAAGCCGACCCTACATTAACGCTCGCGGGTATTTGTCGTAGCGTGCCCACTTTTAAAGTCTCTTGGACCATTCCGAAGAATGATCGAGGTCATCCCCTCGATTGGTACTTTAAAGCTGTTAGCCTAGGCGGGCTGCCTAGATGCACGTCTTCATCGCGCATTATATACCCACATAACCTAAGTGGGTTGAGTTGTTAAAATTTGACTAGGGTACAACTTACCAAGCCTCACCACGTATATAACCCAATCATAGGGCGATCCTTACGGGGATAGGGATCTCGCCGACAGTAAACTGTCAACTAGAGCGGTCCAGCAAACCGCCCTGAACAAAGTAATTGACGCTGCAAAATTTATACTGGAATACCAGTTAATCGGCACGGCCGATTTATTAGATGAACGAAGTCATCGAATAGTTCACACTTTATAAAACATTGGGTGAATCACACTTAGAGGTTATCAACCAAGAGGTTCCTTATATGCGAACAAAATGCGATCAGCCGAATTAACCGATCCCACCAAGTGGATCGAATTATGCGATTCTTTTAGGAGAAGGTACAGATAACTTGTCGAATTCCATTGAGCCCGCTTCCATATTTGCGCCGATCGGTTTCAAGGAAAACTGGCTCCTAGGGGGGGGAACTTTAATCATATAACGAACAATCTGTTGGTAAACGTAATCGTAGTTAGCGGTGCCGCCTTCACCTATATTATGAACCATATTAGCTAAGTCGTTAGCCTACTCAATCGTCAACATTGCCAGGTGTGGGAAGGCACGGAAGATCGCACCGGCTAAAGCATCAGTCCCAGGGGCTACACAAGGGTATTTTTAGTCGGTATAACCCGATATACCAGATGCGGGTATAAACTCAGCTTACCACTAAACCAAGAGGGTGCCAATCGTGGTATTAGTCGGGACGCCTGTGAACAATAGGTAAAAAAATTGATTCATGAATCCATTAGGATAGATGTCGTTTAGCCAATCAACTGCGTTACTCAATGACATTTCACCTATTTCATCAATCTTACCAAGAACACTAACTTAACGAAGGGGGGTTAACATGTTTTTATCTTGATAAAATGGATAGGAAGACATAATTGATTAGCTGATCCCCGGATATATCACTCCTGTTGTAGTTTAAGGGGCTGGCGGGGTAATTTATTACTATACGTAGTTACTCTAAACAGAACCTGCATTGTTATTCAAGGATAACTAAGGTATAAATTATACTGATACCGTGTTAATTCTTGCTTAATTAATATTGGTTGTAGAATTCCACATTGGTCCAGCATAAAGAGTGGGGGCGGTGGTGCCGGAACTAGAACCTGAAGATGGAACAAAAGTAGTCGTACCATCCACCAGCACTCCATACGTATTGCTCGTGTTCGAGCCTGCGACACCCGGTCCAACAACCACAATTCCACAAGCGTTTGAACTAGCTGCAGTAATAACTGGATAATTAGTGGCTTGATTAAAGAATGCAGTTTTCAGGCCAAAAGTGCCAGGTCTTCTTTCCCCGTACATCTCGGGGCATATGAGTGACGCGATGTAATCAAGGCAAACAAGATCGGCGTGTGAGCCACTAGTGGGTGTCCCCCAAATTTATTACTTAATCGCTTTATCTTATGCGGATTGCATCATCTTCTAAACATTAAGTTTAGTTTACTCAACGCCCTTCTAACTAAGTGGTTCTGTATTACCACGGTATTTTTGCCACAATTCCTTTAGATATCGGTATATGTCAGGGCCATATGTAACCGCGAGATCAGCAGCTCCTATCATCGCATCCGCGAAGTCATCGAGTTCAAGCAGAGACAGGACATACTTCTGCTTGGCTGGGGACATTTTATCAAAGTCCGGCTTATACTTCAAGGCGAATTTTCTACCAACTGCTTACTCGGCAGTCTTGACAGACACTCTCCTCTCTATTGCCATCAAGCGCTGATCGAGCAGTTTGTTCTAAAGCACGAGCTTATCAACTTAATCGGGACTTAATCCCTATTGTATTCCGTACTTAGTAGCAACTTATTTCATAACATTGGCGTATCCGAGAGCTTTATACTTCCTCTTACGCTTCCCCTCTTAACGAGGGTTCTCCTGAATGGGGTTAGGTTCAACCATTAACGTGGTTCGATTAAAAAAAAAAGGATTATTATAGAGTGACTAATTCTATGTTTATTGTCTCAACCGGGAACATGTCGGTCCATAACCTCCTACTCTAACTAGAGTGCGCTCTAACTTATCCGTAGCTATAAACAGTCTATATATTTCAGGCATGAGTGCATTGCTAATCTAGTAAGAGCCTTCCCGGGCCATTTGCAGGAAACGGTAATAATCCTCACGAGTGGTTTTCTTAGTAAACTAATGGACCATATGCGCTAACCTGTATTAGATAAGTTTCATGTAAGGTAAGAAATTCTTCGCCATGGCCTTAAGTTATGCAGTTACAACATAATTGAATTATGCTAAATTCAATTTGAATTCTGAAGCCTACGAAGATTGTAAGGCTCCGGTTTTAACTAAGCGGTCATATTTACGGATCAATTCAACACGTTTAGCTGTTGAGTCATAAATGATAAACCTTGATAAGAAATCATCAGCGGGTGGGGTTTTGAAAACTAATCCAACGCCATAGGGTTCAGCCGGTTATGGTGCCGGGTTAAGGTCGTCATTCCTAAAATAAAGGTCCATTATCGCACAAACCCTGGCATACTAAGATTCCTCCGTTATATCTGCCCCATCATCGCCAGATTAGTTCGGAAAATAGATGTCCAGTAGTTAATGGAACACCGCTATGGCAAGTTTCAGAAGTGTCAAAATAATAGTATTAATGAGTGTCGTCATAGGGATGCCTGTGTTCGTCGTCGCATTAATAATAGCCGAGAAAGCAATCGGTTTCCTGGAATCTTTATAAATCCTCTAACGAACACCGCGTTGATCCCATTTATAATTAACACGCAAACGATGAGCTAACATAAAGTCCTTAATCAACTACACGGTCTTCTTGTTATACCTACCCATACGAGCAAGGATAACATCTATGTCCCTAAGAAACGGATCAAGAAATTTTTGCATCAACTCCAAGGACATATTACTATCATGCTGTTTCGAATCACGAGCCCAGAACTTCGGTTTGTCAAACGTCCGCAGTATCTTCGTCCATCTTTATTCCAATGTTTCCACTGACTCAGCATGAGATATAGGGGTATACCCACTCCTGCTAGCCGGAACCCCTATACGTGGCAAAAGCCTCTTAAAGTAGACCTTGAAAGCGCTCATTAAATTGTGTGTCACGAGACCAATTTCCGCTTTTACTTCTGGTTTGCAGTTTATAAGACCGCGTCCCTTAGTATCTGAAAGGTCACGAATTAGGATACCCATCTCGTCATATAAGGTCTGAGTTTACTATTTCTCACCGCCTTTTAAATTCAAATCAGCTGTCAGAGGGAATCTCATCTACTTAGCAGCCCGTAAAAAGCCGACTTTATAGATGGGCCAGTTATCCGGGTGGACATGATCACGCATATAAGTGGCTTCGTCAATAAGCTCAACGGTCTACTGGGCTATTATCCAGTCGTCATGAAAATATAGACTAGGCAATCTATCTAGAACGACGGGATCGGGTAACGCTAAGGGCCAAGCCATCCTTCTAAAAAACGCCCAAGCGACCCCAATCTCCTCATTAGCCGGCAAAGTTGGATTTAAAACAGCTAAAGACTCATCTATCAACCCGGTCTGACGCGGTTCTACGACTCGTATCGGTGCATTAACCGCCGCCTATATAAACTCGGGAAAGGTTTAATGGTATGGAAACGTTATCCTATCAAGAATCACTGGATGAGCCCCACCATTGATGACCTCTAGCGCGCGGGCACGTGAAGTGGGCATCACAGCGCTCTTCCCAGACTGGGCAAATAACTATTGATGTGACCGATGAACTAATTTAGATTGAAACTCCGACTAGAGGTAACGATGTTAGCGGGTGCCCTAGCCATTACCTCCAACCTGAATCTGCTCGTCGCGGCCTTTAAAATAGGCGGCCAGTCGTGTACCCAATGTCAAGGTGCTAACAGACTCGCAGCATACATAACAGTCCATTGATCGAGATTACGACATACATAACGGACAGGCGGACCTATAATTACTAGACAAAAATGAGAGCCAGCCACGCATGACCGTTTAGATCAAACTGTGTAAACAAACCATCGGAAGCCAGCGCAAAATCAAGTAGGCTACAACCCAATGAAGAGAGGCTACATAGAGTTAAAATTCAATAAAATAAACAGTTCCATAGCTGATGGACTAAAATGGGACTGTTAACACATTATCTGCGTATAAGCTAGTAAAATAGAAGCTAAACAAAATCACAAATGAAAAGATTATAGTGAAATGTATAAATATTGTAAGGGCGGGCCCAATAGGAAATAACAAGTAATTCACCCAAGAATACCTCTCTGAGTCAATCTAAAACCGAATCGTAGTTGTCAAAGATATGACGGGTCGATACTTAACATAAAGTTATCTATAATCATCATAATTGGCCATAAGCATAAATCGGGAAATTATATTAACCAAAGTCCAGACACCTTTCTTGTAGAGCCTATTGACGGCTTTCTAATGCGAAAAATAAATCAACATAACCGTATCAGAAAATGTCGGGCCGACCTAAAACTCACTCCTAGATAAAATTTGAGCATACGAAGCAGCTGATAATACCCCTTAAGTAGGATTGCGCGCCAACTTAGATGAATTTTCCATAACATACTATTACAACAAGTTGTGGGTCTACTGATTAAAGGTCATCGGATTCACATACACCTATTCGGTGGGGGTCCTCGCTACATCACGGGCGAGAGAGAACCTTACGGTGAAGAGTGGGCCATCCAACTCCTCCTATGTTGATCTAGAAAATCTACCTAATATGGTATTTAAACTATCGCCAATGGCCGTGGAGTAGAGAACCTTAAAAGTCACTTTACAGTCCTTCCACACATAATAATCTACTCCATATGGTAACTGGCATAGAAGAGTATCGAACACGGTATTTTAAATATCGTACAGTATCATTTTAAATCGGGTCTCAACCTTACCAGTCTTCCCGTTAAACACCTGGTAAACCTCTGCTAATGAGTTATCATAGGTCCAATAATTGCCAATCTCCCTCCTAGCTTCTGTAAAAACCGCAAATCCCGGTATGCCAGTGCGCATAACATGTGAAATATGAAAACGCATGACATTCGTATGGTATAAGCAGTGTATAGTAATCTAAGGCATATCAAGTCCTATATACTTCCCTTAAATCAGGTCCTCAGTGAAGTTTAGGCCAGTCACTTTATGGGTCTCCTTATACTCCTTATCCTATGGCCCATATGTAGGGCGATTAATATTATAACACGTTAAGGGAATACCTGAGTTTTAAAGAATTTAAGTTTCTAAACCATAATTCCCACATTGAGATTGGAGTTCACCATAAGATATCCCAAGCGCAAGAGCGCGGGTAATTGCTTCTTAATTCGCAAACTTCTCCCCAGCATGACTCGTACGATGAGAAAAATCATGATTCTCCGGGTTCAGATACTGCGCATACTCCAATTTAACACGTGAAAGCATCTAACTCGGTAGTTGATTATGTAAGTCTGGGACCACTTTCCTCTCGCTAGATTTGAAAGACCACCCTTTCGTGGGGTTGAACGTCGGCATGACACGCACTCCGGGTTCAATAACTGGCGGGTCAACTGGTACATCTCGATCGATTAACTCGATTTCCTACAGAAGTGGCTAATGTTAAGGATCAGGGTGCGATTTACAAGTGGGGATGTCAATAGACACATGCGGCTACTAACCGATAGCCGTCTATAGTTACAATTGAAACGTCAATCTATCCCGTTTCTTTTAAATTTATAATCGTTTAGCAGCTTAAGCCGTTTACTTACGGTAGGACGACAGAACTGCTCTATAATCATTAAACTCACGATTGTTCTGTATTGGTTCACCCAACGGAACTTAATCAACCAGGGGAATGACTTCAGCATCTATAACGGGCGCTTCAACTGGATCTATATCAATCACTTAAGGAGCTCGAACTTAAAGTCGATCGGCTCTAGGTTGCACCGGTGCGTCTTACAAGCGCGCATCCATAGTGTCCGTAAGGCGTGGCGCCAAAGGGGTCGTAACTGGGTTAATTGACATGGAGTCCAATTGACTTTTAGTCTCTTCAAAGCGATTATTGATGCTCATCATGGTCTTGTCTAGATTCACGAAACCAATTTAATCGGGTATCTAGATAGCCCCATAATGGTCCCTTGGTTTCTTATTATGGAATATGTAATCCTTACAATCAGGCCAAGGGCATTCGTAGTCTTTTTAATTATGTTGGCCTTTATTCTCATGAGCGTGAGCATAAAACAGCCCGCAGGATTTACATCTATGGGAATGAGCATTAGGGGTCAACTTCCTACAAATCATCGATTAAGTTTAATGATCCCTGCAGGGGCCAACTGCACCAAACGTTGCTTTAATAGCGTTAGGGTTGCGATTCGTCCTCATGGATCTATCACACGAGGCATTAGCACACTCAAAGCGACCCTAATCATGATTCCCATTATGAGAATGCTCATGTGTGTAAGCCATAAAACATCGCCCGCATATATGGTGGTGTATGTTACTCCGGGGGACGTGGTTATGTTTATGGTGTTTACACCATTAAACCACTTCCAGGTTAACAATTGTGTTGGAGTCCTAACTTTCATAAAGGTAAGCGATCTCATTATACATCTCCACGGGACCAACATAAATCCCGGACACAAACCCGGCGGATTGGGGAATAAACCACGGAAGAGCGGCTGCCAAGTCATACTTAAGAAATCCGCACAACATAACTTGCGCCAAAATAGAAAATAAGTATGGTTTCGGGTATTCATGCATTTAACTTAACCGCCTATCCTCTTAGTACTCCATTATCACGTGCATCTTAACCGGTACATAAAGGGCAGCGTGAAATTAATAATTCTTCAAGTGGTCCTAGGAATCAAGGTCGAGAGACTCACCGATATTATAGAGTATAAGGCCCAGACCATTCGCCTCAGAGAATGCACAATCCATAGACGACATCAATTCGAAGAGCTACTTAAGTGTCAGATCAGTGGCTTTTCGTCGGCTTACAGGGCTAGCCGGTCCAAGAGTGGAGTCATTAGCGAAGTTTTAGTAATCAGCTGTGACATCAGTGAGCTCTATATGATGATCAACAGTCTCAAAAACCGATATCTTAGTTTATGACACGACCATTGCGCGGGATAAATTCGAAAGAGCATTCACAAAATTCCAATTCTTCTTAAAAGCCTAGTATAACTCGCATACAACCAAAGCACAGTCCGTACGGTCCAATTAGGGTGAAAATATAAACCCATCTTCAAGATCTATTATCACGGGTCTTGTGGTGATCGAACGGTCACGGAGGACGCCATAGTCAAGCTTGCGTTACTTCTTCACCTCCAATCTAAATTACAAATTGCTAGGACTAAAAGATTAATTCGATCGCTTAAGCTATTCATCTGGATTGGGGGCACATGGGATCAAACCATTCCTTGTAGATGTGGCACGTTCTTGCTTCACCTCTTCAATCGGGGGCAAGACGCTTGTTGCGGACAGTGGAATCCGGGTGTTCAAACTCACCACCGGGGCCTCTATCACGCTGTCGTGATTAACATTGAATCGTGCACCGGACTCATAATAGTCTTACTAATTATCTAGCCACAATTAAAAGTCAAGAGAGTGGTCACGATCGCCCATCTGATCGAGGATCCATTCAGCACAATGTTGACTCATCCCATACTTCGATTAAACTATAGACCACTAGCCCGTTTACACAAAAGTGGCGAATTCAATCGCAGGTGAACGGGCAGTTATCATCCCCAAACCGGTATGAGAAGGAGTCAGTTAATTATTGATAATATTAACACTCAAGTTAGTTATAACGATGTGCCTACTATCAATCAGATAGGTCCCAGATATAAACAAAAGAGGTGCCAAAATCTCAGGGAACATATTTGGAGGGTAAATAGAGAATAATAGATCAGCATGTCCTATATCACAACGGGTTTACTTCTCTATCAATTCATTGCTCGTCCGCGTAAAACAATCATTCTTACACAACCCGTAATGGTACGCTGCACGCACACACATCCCAGGTTCTAAAGGGACAACAGAGTAATACCCAAACTTCAACTGCAGCTTACCTGAGAATTTATTGAGCTCCTACTACTAAGCATCGTTGAAGACGTGGTCGGCTTACTTAACGAGGGGGGGTATAGTCGGTTAAGTACGCTCCTGAAACCATTTCGAATTGACAATTGCTGCATACACAGCAAATCGTGATAAATCACGGGTCTGAAGCTCGGCTTTGACACCAACTAGGGTGTAATTCGTTTTGTTCAATTCCTGAGTGGTATCCCAGTTTAACTCCTTGATTAATCGACTTACGATCATAGCTGAAGAGCTCTTCTCATTGGCTCCGTGATAGGACAGTATTGGAACTAGCCAAGAAACTGTCTAACCAGGGGAGTCTGAGGTTTTTACGGTACCGTCGAAGCGGTACCCCGTGTTGTTCAGGGTGAAAACCTGAGGTACGGTGTTAGAAATATCAAAATTCATAGAATTCAC